GCCGCCGCCGCCCCCTACGTTGGCCAGTGCGGTAACCCCCCCGCCGCCCACGTCAACGGCCGGCGCGGCGGCGGCCGGCGGGCTCGGCTCGACCATCCTCACCAGCCCCGGAGGCGTGCTGGGACAGCCGCAGACCGGCGGCAAGACCCTGCTGGGGGGATGAGTGAGCGAGTTCCGCCATGGTGCCGGACAACCACGACCGCTTGATCTGGGCGGCGCTGGGCTTGGTCGCCGTGCTGATCATGGTCAGCGGAGCGATAACTTTCGGCGCCGTCTTCTTTGCCCCTGGCAGCGACACCACGGCTGGTCAGATGATCGAGGGGCGGATCATCTCGCGGGCAATCGCGCTCTTCCTGATCATCCCGAGCATCGCATTGCTCTGCCTGCAGGACAAAATCCACGGCGATGCCGCCCTGGCCGCGCTCTCGGCGATCGCCGGATACATCCTCGGCAGCAGCACCCCCGGTCAGTAGCGTAGATGGCCGCCGAGCACTCCGATAATTACGAGCTGCGGCAGCGCGCGGAGAACCGCATGGCGGGGCTGCGCTCTAACCGCTACTCGTGGTGGGTCCACGCCCAGGAGCTCGCCAACTACTTCCTGCCCAGAAGATACAAGTGGATCATCACCCCGAACCAGGCAGCGCGCGGCTCGCCGATCAACCAGCACATCATCGATAGTACCGGCACGCTGGCGGCGCGCACGCTGGCCTCGGGGCTCCTGGCGGGGTTGTCCAATCCGAGCACGCCCTGGTTCAAGTTCATGATCGACGGCGAGGACGACGCCGGCTCCGACGTCGTGCGCTGGCTCGCCGAGTGCGCTCGCCGGATGTACACGGTCTTTCAAGAAAGCAATTTCTACAACGCCATGGCGACGATGTATTTTGATTTGGTCATCTTTGGGACGGCGGTTGTTATCATTTACGAAGATTTTGAGAACGTCATCCACTGCTACAACCCGTGCTTTGGCGAGTACTTTGTCGACAGCTTGAGCCGGTTTGAGAGCGTCATCCTCTACCGCGAGTTCGTCCTCACCATCGCCCAGATCGAGGACCAGTTCGATTACGAGAATATGTCGCCCGGGCTGCAGAAGCAGTTCGACACCGGCGGTGCCTCGCTCACCCGCGAACAGGTCGTGATGTGCGCCATCGAGCCCAACCTCGAACCCTATTGCGGCGTCCCGAAAATGTTCAAGTTTCGCGAGGTCTACTGGGAGGCGGGGAGCGGCCGCGACTACATCCTGCGCAAGTGCGGCTACCACGATTTTCCCGCCGTGGTGCCGCGTTGGGATCTGACGGGCAACGATCCTTACGGGCGCTCGCCAGCGATGGACGCGCTCGGCGACGTCAAGCAACTGCAGCAGGAAACCAAGCGCAAGGCGCAGGCCATCGACAAAATGGTCAATCCGCCAATGACCGCCGACGTGCAGATGAAGAACCAGCCGGCGAGCCTCCTGCCGGGCGGTATCACCTATGTCAACGGGCTCAGCCGCGATCGGCCGGGGTTTACCACGGTCTACACCGTGATGCCGCCGATCGCCGAGATGAAGCAGGACATCCAGGAGGTCCAGGAGCGGATCAAGCGGACGTTCTTTAATAACCTCTTCACCGACATTTCCGATTTGCAGACCGTGCGCACCGCCGAGGAAATCATCGCCCGGAAAGAAGAAAAGCTGCTGATGCTGCCGACCATCAAGCGCATCGACAACGAAGCGCTGGCGCGGGCGATCGAGCGCACCTGGGGCATCATGCTGCGGGGAGGTCTCCTCCCAAAGCCGCCGCCCGAAGCCGCCGGCAAGTTTGTCGCGATCAAATACACCTCGCCCTTTGCCATGGCGATGAAGGCGGCCGAGACCGGCGCGATCGAGCGCGCCATGCAGTTCGCCGGCAATCTGGTGGCGGTCGACCCGACCGTCATGGACAATTTCGACCTCGACAGCACCGCCCATGTCTATTCCGACATGATCGGCGCCGACCCGCGCATCCTGCGCAAGGAGAGCGACCGCGACCAGATCCGCGCGGCGCGGGCCAAGGCCAAGCAAACCGCCCAGGTCCAGCAGGAAACCGCAGCCGCGGTGCAGGGCGCCAACGTGCTGTCGCAAACCGATGTCGGCGGCGGCCAGAACGCGCTCGAGCGGATGCTCGGCGGCGCCCCCGGAGGCAACGCATGAGCGACCTGCGGATTGTGGAAGAGACCACGGACGACCTGCCCTACGACGCCGGCGATCCGGTTGCCGTCAAGGCAAAGCAAAAGACCGCCCGCCTGCGCGACGAGGCCAACAAAAAGGTGCTGCGCCAGCTCATGGGCTCGAACGAGGGCCGCGCCTGGACCTACGAGCTGCTCTCGCTCTGCCATGTCTACCAGTCGGCGTTCTCGACCAACGCGATGACCATGGCTTGTGCCGAAGGGGAACGGAACATCGGGTTGCGCATCCTCGCCGATCTGATGCAGGCCTGCCCGGAACGGTACATCGAAATGCTCAAGGAGGCGAACGGTGAGCGCAGCAGTTAATACCGAAGCCCCAGCGCCAGGCGCAAGTGCGCCTCCCGTCACGGCACCCGTCGAGGCGCCCGTCACCGCACCTGTCCCGGAGCCGACCGGTCCCGGTACCGCGGTCGCCGCGCAGGAGCAATTGAAGGCGTCGGAGAAGCCGCCGACATCTCTCCTCACCGAGGCAGCGCCGCCCGCGGAAGCGGAAGCGCCGCCCGCACCGGAAGCATTTGATCCGGAAAAGATCACGTTTCCCGAGGGCACCGCTCCCGACAAGGAGCTCCTCGGGAAGTTTGGTGAAATTGCGAAAGCCCATGGCCTGACACAGCCGGCGGCCCAGCAATTGGTGGACCTTTACAACACCGTCGCCAAGACCCAAGCCGATGCCAATCGGACGGCCTGGAACTCAACTCTAGCCAGTTGGGAAACGGAAGTAAGGGAAGATAAGGGCGTGATCGGAAAGGCAACCCTGAAGGGCGAGAACGGAACCGTTCTGCAGGGGCTGGAAGCCGTCAAGCTGACGGTTGCAAGAGTCATCAACAATCCAGAGCTCACCGATCCGAAATTTCGCGAAGCCTTGGAAATAACGGGGATCGGCAGCAATCCCGCCGCCGTGCGCACGCTGTACCAGTGGGCCAAAGCGCTCACCGAAGGCAGCGCCGTGCGGGCTGGAGGACCGTCCCCCAATGTCGGCGCGCGGTCCGATGCCGGCCCGCAAACCGCAGCCAGGGCGCTCTATCCCAATCTTCCTTAACGGAGACTTCTCATGGCTGTTATTGGATCAAATGCCCTGACCTACGCGGACTGGGCCAAGCGTTTGGACGACGACTACCGTACCGCCACGATCATCGAGCTGCTGTCGCAGACCAACGAGATCATGGACGACATGCTGCTGGTGGAGGGCAACCTCCCGACCGGGCATAAGACCACGGTGCGGACGGGGCTGCCGTCGGCAACCTGGCGTCTGCTCAACTACGGTGTTCCAAACGCAAAGTCGACGACCGCGCAGATCGTCGATAGCTGCGGCAACCTCGAAACCTATGCGGTAATCGACAAGGATATCGCCGATCTCAACGGCAACACCGCCGAGTTCAGATTGAGTGAGGTGCGGGGCTTCCTCGAGGGGATGACCCAGCAGATGGCGTCGACCGTCGTTTACGGCAATGTCGGGGTTAATCCCGAACGCTTTCATGGGCTCGCGCCTCGATATAACAGCGTCAATACCGCAACCGCGCAGACCGCCGCCAACGTCATCGACATGGGGGGAACGGCATCGACCAACACCTCGATGTGGATCGTCGTCTGGGGCAGCGATACCTGTCACGGAATTTTCCCAAAAGGCAAGATCACCGGCCTGCAGCACCGCGACATGGGCGAATGGCCGGTCCTCGACAGCAACAACAACACCTACCAGGCCTACCGCGACCACTTCAAATGGGAGCTCGGCCTCACGGTGCGGGACTGGCGGTACGTCGTTCGGCTGGCGAACATCGACGTCACGCTACTCAACTCGGTCAATGCGGCGAACATCCTCAACGGCCTGGTGCGGGGATTGAGGCGTCTGCCGACGTCCAGTGCCCGGGCCTCGGCCGTGCAGGACTCGGATGCGCCGTCGGTCAGGGACTCGATGGGGCGGGTGGTTATTTACTGTAATCGCGTGGTGAGCACGTACCTCGATCTGCAGGCGATGAATAAAACCAATGTATTGCTACAGATGAGGGAGTTCGAAGGGCATGTAGTCACAACATTCCGTGGTATTCCTGTGCGCACGGTTGACGCTATACTTAACACCGAGGCACGTTTGGTGTAAAGTGACAATCATGACGCACTTCAAAGAGCGGATGACGGTGGAGATAACTGCTGAAAGGCTTCGGTACGTTCTCCATTACGATCCGTCAAACGGAATGTTTCGCTGGCGCGTTGCCACAGGGCACCGAGTTGCTGCTGGGGACGCGGCGGGGGTGAGGTCGCGAGGCTATCTTCTGATCGGCGTTGACGGCGTCAAATACCGAGCCTCAAACCTTGCTTGGCTCTACGTCACTGGCGAGTGGCCAACAGCCGGGATCGACCACAAGGACCAAGATCCCACCAACGACCGTTGGGAAAATCTTAGGCTCGCCGATCAGTCGCAGAACAACGCAAACGCGCATGTTCGTAGTGACAACACGTCCGGCTTACGAGGCGTCAACTGGAGGCCGGATAAGCAGAAGTGGCGAGCTTACGTGAGCTTCCACGGCAAGCAGTTCTTCTGCGGCTACTTCGACACCATCGAAGAAGCCAAAGCCGCCCGCGATGCCAAAGCCTCACTTCTTCATGGCGAGTTCGCTCGCTTCGACAACCTCTCTCAAGGAGTCATCCAATGATCCTCGACGGCGCATTGCAATTCAGTGGAATTGCGGGTGTAACCACCGTTGGTAGCGGTACTGGCCAAGGCACGGCCGGCATGGGCGATGACCCCATGCTCGCGGCGATCACCGCCAGCAACAACACGATCGATCTGCTCAATGCCCGCGACATGGGCGTCGGCGACGATCCAGCGTTGAAGCTGGTGTGCTCGGTCAGCGTCGCGGGTGCCGGCGGCACCAGCATGATCGTTTCGATCCAGGGCTCGGTCGATAACTCGACCTGGGTCACCCTGGCGACCGGGCCGACGATCGTGACGGCCAACCTCCTGGTCGGCACGTATCTGTTCGCGACCGATCTGCCGCGGATTGCCGGGCCGTTGCCCGACCGTCCCGGCGCGACGATGGGCCTGCCGCGCTACCTGCGGCTTGGCTACACCGCGGCGGGGGTGTTCACCGCGGGGCGGATGTTTGGTTATCTCGCGCTCGACCGCACCGACCAGGTGGCTTACCCGCCAGGCATTGTGATTGCCAATTAAGGGGAGATAGCCAAATGGCTCAGATCGGCGACCTCGTGAACTACGTCGGCGACGGGGCCAATGGCACCGTGGCGGGCACCCCCTATAGCGGGGTGCTCGTGCACCTCAATGCGCCCAGCGGTTGGGGGCCCACCGACATCAACGTCAATGTCGGTGGCACCCCGACGATGATCCCCGGCGTGTTGCGGGATGGTCTGCTCGATGTGGATATGGGCTCTGGCGTGCAGCCGAATGGAACATGGAGGATAGTGACATGAGGGTGCAGCTGCTGGCGAACCACGTCTTTCGAACGACGAGCGGATCGAGCATCACCCTCGTCGCCGGCTCCTTCGTCGGCGCCAATGCCGGCGATTTTCCGATCAGCCAGCTGGCGGGCGGCACCCTCCAGGTGACGTCCGCGATGATCGGGCTCGACGGCGCCGCAACCACCGCGATCGGTGCCGAGCTAACCCGGCAGAACGCCGGCGTCATCCCGCCGGGTCAGGGTCCGCCTAGCGGAGCACCGGCGGCAAAACCCCATAAGGGGCAAACGCTAAATTCGGGCTACGGCAATATGTAAAGGAGAGCGCGATGTATATCTGTGAGAGCCAACCGATCACCGTGAGCTGGACGGCGGGACGCGGTGCTGTGGGGAGCAGCTCTGGTGGGTCGGGGCCGATCCTGACCAATGTCACCTCTGCCGCGCCAGGGGCCAGCAACCTGATCCACCGGACCTATCTGGGACCGTCACTCGGTGCCCGCCACCAGTTCTCCGGAGCGGTCAATGGCACCACGACGTACTACTTCGTCGATAACGGCCCGACATTCGGCAAGATGCTGTCGGCGACGTGAGGATGGCCCATGGCTAGATATCAACTGACCGGCCCGGCCTTTATCGACGGCGCCTATCGCGAGGCCGGTGCAGAGATCGAATTTGAGGGTATCCCCGGGCCGCATATGCGACCGCTGGACAAGGCGGCCGAGAAGGCTGCTGCGGAACCTCGGGACTCTTCGGAACCCATCGTCACCGGTTTTTACGGGTATCCGGGCGTTCGTGAGCCGCCGCCCCCTACCGATCCGCCGGTCAATGTCGATGTGCCTTATGTCGACGGCGTCGGCGCGGTTGATGAAATCCTCACTTGCACCATGGGCAACTGGGAGGGCGAGCCGACGAGCTATTTGTACGAGTGGAAGCGGGATAGCGAGGAGGATGTCGGAATAGATGATCCGGCCTATGTAGTTGTCGCAGCGGACGCCGGCTCTGAGATTACCTGCATCGTGACCGCAACTAACGCCGCGGGATCGACCGAAGCGCCACCGTCAAACGCCGTCGTCGTGGAAGCTGCCCGCAAGGGAGAAAGGAAGGACAAATGAGATACCGACTGACGACCCCGCATTACAGCGAGGAGGATAAACTGCTCGAGGCGAGTGACGAGAAGCCGATCGAGGTCGGCGACGGCACTCAATTCAAATGGACCCGCCCGCCGACGCCCGAGATGGAAGGGCTCGACGAGGAGTCACGCGCGGCGGTGGAGAAAGAAAGGATCCGCGCCGGCGAAGACGGACTCAATCCGCTCAATGGGCTGCGGATGGTCGGTGGCGAGGCCGGCGACATCATCGCCAAGAACCCGCCCTCGATCATGAACCACCCCAACGAGCGGCCGTCACGGATCGGCCGATGAGGTTCAAGCTGCTCGCACCGCATGTAATCCAGGACGTGCTGCGCGAGAAGGGCGAGGTCGTCGAGGATCCGCCAGCTGGCGCATCGCCGCTGATGGAGGGGTTGGACGACGAGGCCCGGTCGGCCGTGGCCTACGCCAAGCTCAAAGTTTTTGGCCGGTATCCTTGGCCCTATGGGCTCTACCCGCCGTCCGGCACGCCGTTGGATGCGCCGCCGATCGACCGGCCGCTCGACGACAACCAGCCGATCTTCCATTTCGTCGGGACACCGGAATACACCGGCTCCGGCGGCGGTGCGGGTGGGCCGCCGTCATGACCGCGGGAGCGTCGCCTATATTGATCTGTCAGCGAGCGCTGGCGGATATCGGGACTCGCTCCTCGATAACCGGGCTAGATCTCCAGAGTTTCCCCAACGCACTGAATTTGTACGGGCAGGAATCGGCGTACTGCTCTTTATATTATGCCGGCATTAAAGATCACATCTTGCGCGCGGCTAACTGGAATTTTGCCAAGCGATCGACAGCGCTCCAGTTGTGGAAGGCACTTCCCGGCACGTCCGAGAACCCAACTCAAGCCACAATCAGCGGGTGGAGTCCGCTGTATCCCGCACCACCCTGGACTTTCTCTTATATATTGCCGAGTGACTGCCTACGGGCGCGGGCGCTGATCGGTCAACCGCAGCAGGTACCGATTGCTCCCCCGATATTCAGCGGCTCAACTGGAACTAATCCGCCAATCTCGCAGCGGCTGCCAATGGCGCGGTTTGAGGTTGCCTCTGATCTGTTGGACAACATAGGGCAACAGGTTGGCCAAACTTATGGTGTTACAAACGTATCCATTACGGCTACCGGGGCGGGCCATCGGCCTGGTGATATTATTAGCCTTGTTGGCGGTGCTTATTTCGGTGTCGGTACTTTTGTCCAGGTCGATGCAACGTTCAACTATTCCGCCGGTAATGTTAGTGCCGTAAATGTATTGTTTCCGGGGACTTATCAAAGCGATCCCATCGGACTTACACTATTGCAGGCTGGCACGACTGGGAACGGTGTATCTCTGAGTGCGACCGTTACCGCAAGTGCTCCCAACCAGGGTGCGCAAACTGTCCTTCTAACCAACCAAGAATTTCCGGTGCTTGAATACACCTACGAAGACGTGCCTGAAGTCGTGTGGGATGCAATGTTTGAGGAGGCCATGATCGCCGCACTCGCCGCCCGGTTGGCACAGGCGTTGACCGGCGACAAGGCGCTGGCCCGCGATAAATACAACATCGCCAACAACATCATCACCAACGCACGCGTCATGGATGGCAACGAAGGCCTGACCATCAACGACCACGTTCCCGACTGGATCCGCACCCGCGGCGCCGGCGGCGGACTGGGGTACGAGGCCTTCTTTTATCCGCTTGGACCTCTGTTCCCGGTAGCACCGCTTGTTTGAGGGGAGGGCAAAATGATCCTCGAAATCCTGTTCGTCGTGGTGATGTTCCTCTGGCTCCTGACGATCCTGCCGTTCCCGCCCTTGGCGCCGTTCGCGGCGAGCAGTGCGTTCTTCGCCTTCACGGCGGTGTTGTTGCTCGGGCTGTTTATTTTCCTGCCCGCGATGCGCTGATCGTGGTCGCGACCGTCGATGGCTGATGCGTCAATCATCCAACCCTCATTCGCTTCGGGCGAAGTGTCGCCCGATCTCTACGGCCGTGTCGATCTGGCGAAGTTCCATGTCGGCGCGGCGACGATGCGCAACTTCTTCGTCAACTACAAAGGCGGTGCCTCGACCCGGCCGGGAACCCAGTTTATCGCCAACACCGGCACGGGGCCGATCCGGTTGCGGCGGTTTGTGTTCTCGGCGACCCAGACCTACATCCTGGTGTTCGGCGTCAACACCCTGCAGTTCGTGAAGAACCCGATGACGCCGGCCTACCCGAACTCGAGCAACTCGGGGTTCATCCTGTCGGGCGGTTCGCCTTATACGATCACGACGCCCTACGGGTCGGCGGACTTGCCGGGTCTGAAGTTTTCGCAATCCGCCGACATCATGAACATCACTTGCTCCAATTACGCTCAACCCCGGGCGATCCTGTCGCGGTTCTCGGATACCAACTGGACGCTGACCACGCCCGTGACCGGCAGCTCGATAGCGGCGCCGCTGGGGCCGACGACATCGATCACCGGCCCGCCAAGCGGCTCGACCGATCCCCTGCAGACAACCTACCTCTACGCGGTGACCGCCGTTGGATCCGATGGCGAGGAAAGCAGCATCAGCGGGTTTGCTTACGTTCACGGCCTCGACATGGCCTCAACCTTGGGATCGGTCACCCTGACCTGGCCGTCGGTTGCCGCGGCGAGCTACTACAATGTGTATCGGGCAATCGCCACGTCGGGAAACTCGGTCCCCTCGCTCGGGCAGCAGCTAGGCTTTCTCGGGTTTTCTACTGGTCCGTCGTTTGTCGACAGCAACATCGTGCCCGATTTTACCCGGTCGCCACCGTCGCACAGCGATCCGTTCTCGCCCAGCCAGATCATCGCAATTAATCTTGCCCTGACCGGTTCGGGGTATGACATCGGCGCGACGACGATCAATTCGCCCGGCAGCTCGTTTCTCATACCTATTTTCGACAGTCATACGGCCGGTTCCCCTGGTTCTATCGTTGCGGTGTCGATACTTAATCCCGGCGAGAACATAACAAATGGCGCGCCGATTACGGCGAGCGGCCCGACCGGAAGCGGCTTTGCGGCGACGGTAATCACTGGTCCCACCAACAACAACCCGGCGGTGTCCGCCTACTTCCAGCAACGGCTGATGCTCGCCAGCACGCCGAACAATCCGGTGACGCTGTGGGGAAGCCGGAACGGCTACTACAACAACTTCGACAAATCCAACCCGATCGTCGACAGCGACTCGATCGAATTCACCCTCGCCGTGCAGCAGGTCAATGCCATCGAGTGGATGGTCACGATGCCCGGCGGATTGGTGCTGTTCACCGATGCTGGCGTGCAGCAGCTGACCGGCGGCTCGCAGACCGCGACCAACCCGCTGGCGGTAACGCCGAGCTCGGCCGTCGTCGTGCCGCAGTCCTATTATGGCGCGAACCAGTTCTGCGAGCCGATCGTTATCAATTACGACATCCTCTATGTCCAGTCGGAAGGCGCGACGGTCCGCGACCTGCAGTACAATTTCTTTGTTAATATCTACACCGGCACTGACATCACTCTTTTGTCGAGCCACCTGTTCTATCCGCATTCGATAGTCGACTGGGCCTATCAGGATGTGCCGTTCAAGTGCGTGTGGATCATCCGTGATGATGGCGTGCTGCTCTCGCTGACCTACCTGAAGGAGCAGGAAATAACCGGGTTTGCCCGTCACGATAGCCAGGGCGGTGTCTTTGAGAGCGTGGCAGTGATCCGCGAAGGCACCATGGATGCGGTCTATTTTGTCGTCAACCGCGGCGGCAATCGGTACATCGAGCGGCTGTGCGATCGGCAATATCAGGGCGGTGTGTCGACGGCTTGGTGCCTCGACGCGGCGTTGTCGTACAGCGGAGCGCCGGTAACTGTCGTAAGCGGACTCGATCATCTTAACGGGCAGTCGGTCATGGCGCTGGCCGATGGTACGCCGCGCGGGCCATTCACCGTTGCGTCCGGTGCGATAACCCTCCCCGTTGCGGCGTCGAACATCGTCGCCGGGCTCTCGATCCAGGCTCAGCTGCAGACGCTCTATCTCGACGTCGGCGAAGGCGGCGGGTCGATCCAGGGCAAGCGCAAGAAGATCGCGGCGATGTCGACGCGGGTGAAGGAGACGGCGGGTCTCAAGATCGGCACCACGTTCAACACGCTGACACCGTTTCGCCCGGGCGTTTCGTCGACCGACCCGGCGGCCTGGCCGGCGCCGCCGGGGCTGATCACCGGCGACATGCGGCTGGTGATGGATCCGGCCTATCAGGTCGCCGGCAGCGTCTGCATCCAGCAGGACGACCCGCTGCCCGCGACGGTGCTCGCGGTTATCCCCGAGATCAGCATTGGGGATGGACAGCGATGAGCGTCGATATCGTCCCAGCGGAGCCATTTCACGTGAAACAGGCGCTGGCCCATCTGCGTGAGTTTGACAAAGGCACTATCGAGAAATGCACCGCACCCGAAGCGATCCTGCTCGATGAGATCCGCTACGCGACGATGGCCTGCGCCGGGCTGATCGATGGCCAGGTCGCCTGTGTTTGGGGCATGCGGGCAAACGTTATTCTTAATGACAGCGCCTATCTGTGGATGCTGACGACGCAGCTGGTCGACGAGCACCCGTTTATCTTTGTCCGTCACTCGCAGCTGATGGCGGAGGAGATCCTCCAGCGGTTCTCCTTTATCCACGGCTGGGTGCTTGCCGACAACCACCGCTCGATCAAATGGCTGCAGTGGCTCGGCGGCACGCTCGTGCCGGGCGTAGACGGCGTGTTGAACTTCACGATCGGGAGAGCGTGATGGACCCGGTGACCATGGCCGTCGTCTCGCTCGGCGCGACCGCGCTCAGCGCCGGCGTCGGGGCGATCGGCGCGGAGAAGCAGGCCGAGGCGCAGCAGGCCAGCGCCAACTACCAGGCGCAGGTCGCCGAGAACAACGCCACCACTGCCCGGCAGAACGCGCAGTACGCGACGCAGGCCGCGGCGGTGAACGCACAGAACACGGATCTCCAGACACGACAGACGCTGGGGAAGGAGGTGGCGGGCGCCTCCGCCTCGGGGCTGGACCCGACCACCGGCTCGCCGGTGGATGTGCGGACGGGGACGGGGGAAGTCGGGCGCCTCACCTCGCTGGAGGATGTCCAGAAGGGCGCGCTGACGGCCTATGGCTACCAGACGCAGGCGACGGGTTATGTCGCGCAGGCGGGGCTTGACCGGGCGACGGGTGCTCGTGCCAAGCAGGCGGGGGACATCGGGGCGGTCTCGAGCATCCTCGGCGGGGCGTCGAGCTTCGCCAGCAAGTGGTCGGGGTTCCAGAACCAGGGAGTGTTTGGCTAGATGCCGACCGTCCCCGCAGCTGGTTATGACACGGGTCCGGCAGCCCCGCCGCAGATCGACCCGCGGCTTCCGGTCGACGACTTCCTGCGGATCGACGCCAGGCCCGAGGCGTTTGGTGGCGCGGTTGGTACAGCGCTCACCCGCGCTGGGGGAGAACTTGAGAAGGGCGCGGGCGAGCTCGCGCAGGCCGCGATCAGCCGGCAGGACTTCTTTAATAAGGTCTCCTCCGATAACGCCAATACCGAGTTCATGAAGGAGAGCCACAAGCTGTTCTATGGCGACCCCGACGCCGGGGTTAATCCGGTCACTGGGCAAGCGAACAAACCCGGGTTCTTTGCGCTGAAGGGGCAGGATGCGATCGATGCCGGTCCTCCGAACGATGCGCTCGACAAACTCCAGCGCGACATCGCTGCCCGGCTCCCCAACGATCGGGCGCGGCTCGACTTCAACACCGAGACGCGCCGCCTGCGGACGTATCAGGACGGTGAGATCAGCCGGCATTGGGACGAGCAGCTAAAGACCGCCGGAACCGCGACGCTGGCGGCTAAGGCCGATCTGCACGATCGGGACGCGGCGACTTACTTTAACGATCCGACGCGACTGGCGGACATATTGGAGACGGGCCGGCAGGACGCGACAAAGGCGGCGCAGATTGCCAACGGGATGAACGCCGACCCGGCGATCCTCGCCGATGCCCGCGCCAAGTCCGATGCAAAGGTCTACGGCTCGGCGTACCGGGCGGCGATCGCCGCAGGCCAACTGGATCGGGCTGATGCGCTAAAGAACGAAGCGATCGCCCGCGGCATCTGGACCGGCCAACAGGCCGACGATGCCGAGCGGCTCATAGAGCCAAAGCGCAACCAGCAGATCGGCAAAGATGCCGGGCGGGCGGGATTTACTGGTGGCGCGGGTGGCGGTGGGGGCGGGGCCGCACGGGCCACAGGGTTAGTTCCTTACACGCCATCGTCCGACATGCTGAGCGGCACCGGCATGAGTGCCGACCAGTACGAGATCTTCCGCAGCCATGTCGCCGCCCGGGAAAGCGGCAGCTACGCCCAGCCGCCCAATGCCGGGGGGTACATGGGGCGGTATCAGATGGGGTCGAGCGAGATCAAGGATACCGCCAATCGTCTGGGTGTGCCGGCCCCGACCCAGCAGCAGTTCCTCAGTGATCCCGCGCTCCAGGAACGCTTCTTCGAGAACTACACCCTCGACCACCACAACAGTTTGATGGCGCAGAGCACGCAATACCGTAACGCGCCACCGACCGAAAAGGCGGCGATCCTGATGGGCGCCCATCTCGGCGGGGTCCAGGGGGTGCAGAATTACCTAGCCGGCAAGAGCGACCCCGCCGACAGCAACGGGACACATATCAGCGATTACGTGACGAGTATGCGGCGGGCAATGGCTGGTGGCGCAGCACCTGCCGCCCAGCCGGCCACCGCCACACCGTCATCTGGCGCGATCGAGGTCTGGGGTGACAGTCTGGGTGTTGGATTGAACTCCATCCTTAAGACACCAGGCCACACCAAATCGGGGGCGCCGACAACAGACATTCTCGACGACATTAAAGCCCAGCCGGAGGACTCGTGGGCGGGCAAGACCGTGGTGCTCTCGTCCGGGTCTAACGGGCCTAAGATGAGTGAGGTCAGGCAAACCATAGAGTACCTCCAGGCTCACAAGGCCAATGTCGTCGTTGTTGGCTACGGCACTAAGGGACAGCTTCCGCAGCGGAATGCTGAACTTCAGCAGATGGCGGGGGAGTTGAAGGTTCCCGTCATCGCCGCGGAGCAAGTGGGCCCTGATGGCGTGCATCCTGGCGGACGGGGCTATCAGAGCATGGCCGACAAGATACGGGCGGCGGCGGGGGGTAGTCCCGCGACCGGCAAGCCGCAGACCGCGCCCGAGGGCACCATCATTCAGAGCCCCGGCAAACCGCCACTGCAGAATGTCGGCGGCAAGTGGGTGCCCTACTTGCCCGAGGGCGTCTGATGCCTGAGCTCGCCATCCCTGACGGCTACGCGCTGACGCCGCCGCCCGGCGCGACACCGCCTGCGGCCGGCGCAACACCAACACCGGAAGAACCGACAGCGGCACAACTGGCGCAAGCAGAGCCGCCGATAGACGGCAGCGCCCCTGCGCAACCGGTCGGGGCAACGCCCGCGGCAACCCCGCCGCCCGCCACGCCACCGCCCGGCCCACCGCCGATGCCGAGCCGCGAGCAAATCCTCGGGCGCATCCCGACGACCAACCCGAGGACAGGGCTACCTCTAACCCCGGAGCAGACCGACATCGCCCAGCGGGAAGCGATGCGGCTTTACAACGAGCATATGCAGCGCACCGAGGAGACCCGCGCTCGGTTGGAGAACAGCCTGAAGAACGGTGCTCAGATGCTCGCCGACGGGCGCGACTTTTCGTGGAACGAAGCCAACGTCCGCAACCTGTTGCCGCCCGAGAAGGCCGATCCGATCGTCGATATCCTCAAGGAAGCGACGATCAACGGGGCCGCGAAACATCAGGTCAGCGGCATGACCCCGGAAGAGATCACCGGCGAGCAAGCCCGGCTGAAAGCGTCCGTGGAGACCGGGCCGCCCACCGGTTATATCCAGCGCCGCCAGCAGCAGGTCGCTTTTGACGCCGCGGTCACCAAGCGTAATGAGCAGCTCTTCGGCGACAAGGCCGATCCGGCCAATTACGTCGCCCTCAACAGCCCGCGCATCGCCGAGCTGCAAACCGCGGCCAACGCCAAGGGCGCGTCGCCGCAGGCCTTCTCCGACTACGCCATCGCTTCGCTCGCCGAGCAGGCTCGGATCGGATTGCGGCCCGAAGACCAGCATGTGCTGACCACGCACATGGCACAGACGCTGAAGGAGAACATCGCCTCTAACCCGGAGAACGCCCCGGCGACCATTGCGGGACTGCAGAGGCAAACGGGGCAGGCTTGGCCGCATGTGTGGAGCGACCTGGTGACCCAAGGCAAGCTGCCGACCGGTTATCAGGTGGTCGGGCAACTGGCCGATTACGATCCTGGCAGCGCCTCCATTCTGGCCCGCGCGGAAGGGGCGAACGCCAAGGACGACAAAGCCTTTGAGGCGAGCATCAGCCGCAAGGTTGGTGCCGGCGCTCAGACCATCAAGCAAGTCATCGCCGAGCGGGTCGATGATCCGAACGGGGCGCTGCAGAAATACGAGCACTCGATGCGCATGAGCAGCGCAAGCGAGAGCCAGGTCACCGCCATTCATTCGGCGATCGAGCACCTCGCGGCCGGGTTCGTGCTGTTCCACCAGGAAGACCCGAGCACAGCCGCCGACCATGCGGTCACTGCCGTCACCGGGCATTTTCAGTTCATGCCCAACGGCGGCGCCCGGGTGCCGACGGACCGCTACGCCGACGTCACCAGCAACGCGCAGGACAAGATCAATGGGCTATCGCTCGCCAATGTCCGGGTGCCGGAAGTCTATGGCAGAGGCACCGCCGCGCCATCGCCGCAGAGTTATATCGATGAACTAAAGGCGGGTACGGGAGTCTGGTTCACCGATCTCAAGGCTGATCGCGTGACACTGATGGATAAGGGGGGCGGCGTCGTCAAGGACCAGAACGGTCAGCCCATCTCCATCCTGTTCTCACAACCCGGCACGACGCCGCCGTACCAATTCACACCACCGACCGTGCCGCCGCTCTGATGCCCGATATCGTCAGCGACGCCACGCGGATCTACGAACCGCCGATCGAGGCGCGGAACCAGGTCTATCTCGACCAGACCAACCCGGGAGCTGGCGCCGCTTTTGGGGCGGGTGTCGAAGGCAATCAAATCACGCTGCCGTTCAAAGGTGCGGCGGCGCGCGGGGAACTTGAGGGGGCTACGCCTTTCCAGCGGGGGGTAGCCGCGATGACGGCGACCGGCGGCGCCATCGAGGCAACGCCGTTCACCATGACGCCAAACGGCCCGGCGCCGGGGTATGCACCGCCGATCCGGTCGCCGACCATCTCCGCCGACGAAGCCAACGAGCAATACGCGCCGCGCGACCTCGACGGCAAGATCATCCCCTTTACCGACAAGCCGATGCCGCAGGCGCTGGCGCAATTGGTCGGCAAGGAAAAGACCGAGGCGATCCAGCGCGAGAGCACGCTGGCCCGATTTGCCGCGACGCATTCGGGGCTGACGACCTTTGCCGTCAATTCCATTGCCTCGCAGGTCGGTGACCCGCTGTCACTCGGATTGTTCTTTGTCCCGCCGGTCGGTGAGGCGGCGATTCTGGCGCGGGTCGGTGAAGGGTTTCTCGGGCGGACGGTCGCGCGGCTCGGCGCAGGCGCGGTGACCGGAGCCGGGATTGGCGTCGCCGGGGCGGGTATCCGCGGCGGGATCGGCGCGCTCGATCCCGAAGCCGCCACCGATTACAGCATGCGCGATGCGCTGTCGGACGTGCTCTACAGCGCCGCCGGGTTTGCCGTGCTCCATGCCGGGTTCGGCGCCGGCGCGGATGTTCTGCGCGGTCTCGGTGTGCTGCGTCCATTGCCTCCGCGCGAAGGCGTGATCGCTCCAGCGCGGGAGCCTGCTCTCCCCGCAATCGACGCCGTAACCCAGAACGCGGTGATGCGCACCGCCGCCGCCCAGCTGGCGGACGGTCGTCCGGTCGATGTCGACAGTTTCTTTTACCGGCCACCGCAGGCTGACACCGCGGTGGGGTTGGCGTTGCGCCCGGTGGGCCGAGCCGAGATCGTCGCCGCTCCCGATGTCGAGGCGCAGGCGCGGCGGATCGCCCCCGAGGTCTTTGCCCGCTACGACCCGCTGGTGCAGCGGGCTAATGAAATCCGCGCGCAGATTGCCGATCCCGAAGCGACGTTCGGCCGGGAGATCGACCAGCAGATCGCCGAGTTGCGGGCGCGGGCCGAGGCAGCGCGCAGCGCGCAGGCGGCACCGGTCGGTGCTACCCCCGAAGAGATCCGCGCCGGTATCGCGCAACAGACTGCGGCTTACGAAGCAGCCGTCCGGGAAGCTGATCTGCTTGCTGCGCAGCGCGCCGCTCTGGTCGCAGCACGGGCTGGTGCCGCTCGCAGCGAGCTTGGCGCGGTCGACGCGCAACTGCGCGATATTGCCCAGACCGGAGAGATAGCTCGGGCGCGGGCGCAAGCCGAGGATACCTTGTCGGCGCGGGCGGCAGGCCGGGCGACGGTCATCGGGCCACGCGAGCCGCTGCCGGAACTGCCGCCATCCACCCCGCTCGATCTCCTTATGCGGCAGATGACCCTGGCGCGCGAAGGTTGGGCACCCGGCATGTCGCAGGGCGAGCTCGCGGCGGCTAACGAGGCAGTTTATGGCAAGCGGCCCGAGGCAGAGCATCCTGCGGTGCCTCCGACGCCTGCGCCACGCGCGGCACCAAAAGCGGCGGAGGTCATCACACGGGACGATTTCCTGGAGCCGTTCAGGGACGAGAAGGGCGCTGTCGATATGGGCAAGGCGGCTGATGCGCTCGTGACGCGCGTTGCGGCTGCGCTTAGTGAGGGGCGGACAGTCACGCTCTATGCCGATGGCAAAGCCATCCCGATCACGGATGTCGTCGGCGGCATGATGGCAGACGCGCAGGGGCAGCGCTGGGGCGCGATGGGTCTCGCGACGGCGAAAGATGAGGCGAACCGGGTTGAGATAGGACCAGGCAAGGAAGCTGCTGCCCCCGCCTCCCCGGAAGAGGCATTGCTCGAACAGCAGATCGCGCGCCTGCCGCCAGAGGCGCTGCACCCGGATGACCGCGCCATGATCGACGAGGCGAGCGCAGCGGTGACCGAGGCAACGACGACCTTCCGCAGCGCGCTCGAAACCGCAGCCAGCTGCATCATAGGACTCATCGGCTGATGGCACAGGGACGCAGCTTCGAGCAGTGCAGCGCCGCGGTCGAGGCCGCCGGCAAGATCGGCAAGAAGGCGGCGCTCGAGCTGCTGAGCGAGGTCTACAGCCGCGCCGAGGCGATGCAAGCCACCGGGCGGGCGGACCCATACATGATGGCGGTCAGCGACCTGGCCGATGCGAAGCTGGCCGAGGCGCAGAGGGCCAAGCTCTATGCATTGCACAACGCGGCGGCGCGAACCCAGTGGAGGGGGCGCGCCGAGGCCGAGGCTGAAGGCCGCATCGCACCGACCGTTGGCGCCCGCCTCAATCCGCTGCGGCAACGCCTGACCTTGGCAGACGGCCTGGCCTCAGTCCTCAGCCCGATACAAGCGGCCAAGCGTCTCGACACTGTCGAAGGGTTGTGGAACTTCCTGTCGAGGCAATTCGTCTCGCCGATGGGCAACAAGCTACGCCAGTTAGGCATTTCCAAAGCGGCGCTCAGTGGTGCCATAGACAGTGGGACGAGGGAAGCGCTGTGGCGCCTCAACGGCGGCACGCCCGACCCGAGGATCACAATCTCGAAAGAGGAGCAAGCCTTCGCCGAGGCTCTGCATGCCCCGCTGGAGCTGCTCAAGGAACGGCTGAACGACTACGGTGCCCATATCGGCGACGCGGTCGACTACGTAACCCACACCAGCTGGGACTCGCGGCAATTACGCGCCGCTGCCGGGAAAGGTGCCGAGCGCGAGGCGGCCTACCAGAAGTGGAAGGCCGACGATGTTCCGCGCATGGGGGAGAAGACCTTCGACGATATCCTCCCGCGCGAGGGTGAGACGGCGGAAGAGGCGAAGGAGCGTTTTATCCGCTCGATCTACGATGCCACCGAGTCGGGGATGCATCTCGGTAGTCGCAGCATGGCCGGGCTCGACGCTGTCGGCGACTACATCCCGGCGGCCTATGAGGGCACGCAGAACCTCGCCCGCCAAGCCTCGCATCAGCGTGTCGTCTATTGGAAAAATGCCGAGGCCTGGGGCCAGCATATGGAGCAGTACGGCGGCGGCCGAACTCTCTACGAGAATGTGATGCGTACCCTCGACGGGGGGGCGCGGCGCATCGCCCTGATGGAGTATCTCGGCATCAACGTCGAGGGCAATTTTGAGACGATCGTCCAGCGGATGCTCGAAGAGAACCGCACCTCGGACGAACTGGGGCGGCTGCAGCGCCAGATCGAGGGCGTGCGCAACCAACTCGGCCGTCTCACCGGGCGGCTCAATCGCCCCATCAGCGAGGATGCCGGCCAACTCACCAACCAATTGATGTCGTTCGAGGCGGTCACCCATTTGGGCGGCGTCTCGTGGACCCATGCGATGGCCGCGCCGGCGACCATCACCTCGGAGATGGTGCATCACGGCGTGGGCCGGATACAGACCATCGCCTACATGCTCGCCTCGGTCGGGCGCGGCACCGCCGAACGCCAGGAAGTCCTGGCCGATGCCGGCGCCTATGCCCACGGTTACGCGAACGCCGTGCAGCGCGCGGGCACGCCGAGAGACGCCTGGCGGCGCGATGGCTTCCCCGGCTTTGTGTCGTGGGTCTCGGCACATTTTATGAACACGACCGGCTTACCGCGCCTGCTCGACGCGTTTCAGGCCAACGCCGTCAAGGGGGTGCTGATGGCGCGGTTGGGACGCGCGATCGACCAGGAGTTCGCCGAAATCGAGCCGCATCAGCAGGCGGCGCTCAGCGCCTACGGGATCACCCCGGAGGAGTGGTCGCTGTTGCGCTCGTCGACCGACCCCTCAATGGTCGAAGGCAATCGCTGGCTGACGCCGAGCGATGCCGTCAACAGCGACCCGGCAGCGACAGAGGCATTGTTGCGCAGTCGCGGGCAACTCGGCGCTAACGCCGCCCAGGCGACGATCGACAGCGCGGTGCGCAAGTTTCAGTACGAGCTCGGCGACAAGCTGGGAATGTACCTCAACGATGCCGCTGATCACGCTGTGGTGCGCCCCGGATCGCGCGAGCAGGGCATCGTTCTCGGGGCGGCCCAGCCCGGCACGGCCGAGTATTTCATGCGGCGCGCCGTCGGCCAGTTCAAGATGTGGCCGCTCGCAGCGACTACGCAGATCCTCGGTCGTGACATCGCCCGCTCGCTTTCCACCAAGGAGATGTTGAGCAACATCGGCATTATGGTGGCGCTCTCGACCGTCGGCGGCGCGCTGCGCATGGCGGTCAACGATGCAGCGGTCGGACGCCCGCAGCAGGATTATACCAAGCCGCTGACGTTGCTTGCGGCTTTTGCTCAGGGCGGCGGGCTCGGCATCTACAGCGATTTTCTGTTTGGTGAGACCAACCGCATGGGCGGCGGGATCGTCTCGACCGTGGCCGGCCCGCTGGTCGGCGAAGCTGACCGGTTCATCAACATCTTTTCTCGCTTTAAGGCGGATCTGCGCGAAGACCCGGGTAAAGCAATGCAACACATGTGGCCCGACCTGGTGCACTGGGGATTAGTGCAGCACATCCCGTTTGCCAACTTGATCTATTTGAAGGGCACGCTCGATTATTTATTGTGGTATCATATTTTTGAAGCTTCGTCGCCTGGTTGGTGGGAAAGAGTCAATAGAAGGCTACAAAAAGAACAAGGAAGGACAATGGTTGGTTATAGACCTGGTGGTGGAATACCATACACACCTTTTGGGATCGGTGCCCGATGATAGAACTTACGGTCCTCCGACTTCAGCAAGTTCTTGAGTACGCCCCAACGTCTGGCGAATGGCACTGGAAGCGGCGCTCAGATGTGCGCGGTGGCTGGAATTCCAAATGTGCGGGCAAGATCGCGGGGCGCCTCGACAGCGATGGTTATCGGCAAATTGCGGTCGATGGACGACGGTATTCTGCGGCGCGACTTGCATGGTTATACATGACCGGCGAATGGCCTCCCGATGAAATCGACCATAAGAACCGGCGCCGTGACGATGACAGATGGGAAAATCTGCGGGCGGTAACTCATGTGCAGAACATGGCGAACGTTGGGCTCCCATCCACAAACACTTCCGGGATCAAAGGTGTCTATTGGAATAAGAAGCTCGGTAAATGGCAGGCGGCTTTAGCCCGCCAACATCTCGGAGTGTTCGATGACATCAACGAAGCCGCTGCTGCTTATCAGGCTGCTGCGGCACGGCGAGTGCCGCTGACTTACCGCTGACCCTGCCACTGGCCCCACCACCCCGGAAGCGGCTGGCCTAGCGGCGTAGGTGATGGTTCCAGTGGCGGCAGGGGTTTGAAGCTTTCCCGAAAAGCCTGGGCTTCCTGATGCTCCTTTTGGAGTTCCATCTGAATGATCAGAGCCGTGGTATCCGAGCGGAGGCTGTCGATCTGATTGTGAAGATCGATGATCTCAGTCTGCGTTCTATCGGACCATTCGCTGGCGCTGGCTACGCCGCAAAACCCGACAAGGAATGCCGTCGTCAGTAGTAACTTTTTCAATGTGCTTCTCCTATGCGTGCGGCGGCCAGATATGCAGCGCGGCGAAGAGTATGGTGATGGCCGCGGCGGCGATCGAACCGCTCCAGATTTTGAGGTCGCGAACGGCGATCCCAAGGTCGCTCTTGGTAACCAGGTCGGCCCCTGTCATCGCATCGGAGATTGCGGCTGCCATGTCGCCCGCCTGCTTGTTCTCAAAGCCAGCCGCCTCTAGCTGTCGAGCTAACTTGAGAGTATCGAATGGAATAGCCATGGTCGTGCTCCTCACACGATGGTGGTCAGGGGCGGGTCCGGTGTGTCCAGCACCGACCGCGCCCCGCCTTATAGCGTCCGAGCGCGGACCCGCAAGTTTTATTCGCGGTTAATGTGCTCTCCGGTGTCCAAGCGTGGTCGCCTTCCTGCTGAGTTCCTGGAGCGCGTCGGCGATCTTCGGCCAGTCCTCCCGGCGGATGGGACGCTTGCCAGCCTCATCCAACAGTGCCGCCATTTGGCCCCAACCCCGCTGGTTGCGATAAAAGCTGAGCGATTGCGCTTGCACAACACAAGTGCGCAGGGCGGTCCCGAAGTTTACTCGCACCCCGTTCGAGGGCGCGAGCGACTGCGTTCGGGCGCATGACTCAGCCTGGGAGAGGGCGTCGATCAGCTCGCGCAGGTGCTCATGCTCAGTCTTTAGCGCCATCGGGTCGCCTCAAGTTCCTCAGATAATCGCCGAGATGCTGGCATATATCGTGCGCCCTAACCAAAGGTCCGCTTGCTGCATGGGCTGAATTTAGCAGCAGCGTCACCAGGTCTTCGACCATCTCGGGCGAGGGGGCTTCTAGCGCGGCGATGGCGTCGGTCACGCCGGCGCCCGCTCGATCTCGGCGATCTCATCCCACCGGGCGGCGATCTCGCGGTCAAGCTCCTGCCGGTCGGCGGCGGCGAGCGCCCGCTTCGCCTGCGTGAGTGCCTCCTCGTTGTCGCCGAGCAACATGCCGAGGTCGGCCGACGAATTGGCCTGACGCACGCGCGGCAGCAACATCCCCAGCGCCCAGCCGCGATAGTCGGGCTTGTCTGCTGGCATCCGTCTCGGTACCGGGATCTCCAGCGATTGCGTGGAGGGCTGGTCACCGGGGAATGGCCGCTCGTCGGCGGCGGGGGGTTGTTGCCCGAGCTGCGAGACGAGCACCTCGAAGCGCTCTCCGGCCTGTTCCAGTTGTTCCTGCACCGCGCGGTTGCTCTCGACGGCACCGGCGACAAATTGCGGCCCGCGCGAAGCGGCGTCGGCATAGAGGCTGCGCAAAGCCTTCGCCGCCACCTTGGCTTCGTGAAAGGCAAAGACCTCGCCATCGAGGTCGGTCACCTCGAACGACGGCTCGTCCTCGACGACCTCGCCGTCGGGCTCGCGGATCGGCTCGGGCTCGGCGATCGGCAGCTCGGTCAGCGGCGGGAATCCCGCCGGCGCCGCCATATTGGCGCCATCCTCAAGGTCGTCGTCGTCGCGCGCGAACAAGCGCTCGGCATCGGCCGTTTGAGGCGCCGCCTTCGAGCACCGGCGTAGCACCGTTTTTCGAGCAGCCTCCGCATAAAATTTGCTCCACATCAGTGAGTCCTTGGCGCGGCTCTGTGACCGGGTCTGCTCGATTTCCTGCTTTGACATGACGTCGCGCAGCACCTCCCCGCTCTTGAGCCGAATGATCGCGTAGGCGCCGACGATCTCGCCGCGATCCTGGCCCAATGGTGGCGGCTCATGCTCGATTGAGGCGTTGTCGCCGAGGCGGTACTCGAACCGATCCTGCTTGCAAACGACGTGTGCGTCGGCGCTAACGACCTCGCCGGTGTTGCGCATCCTCTCGCGGATGCCGGCGAGCATCGGCATGTAGCTAACTGCGTCGATGCGGAACTTCTGATCGATGCCCGTGACTGGGTCACGGCGTTTGATCTCGGTGTTGTAGACGACCAGCGCGGCCTGCCTCCCGTCGGGCAACAAGCCGTCCGACGCGCACTTGATGCTCGACAGGAACAGCGTGCGACGATCGGCAAGCAACAGGTCGGGGTTCATCGCCGCGGCCGTGATCAAAACTCGTTTGAATCGATCGAGCGAAACGTGCCGCGGCAGAGCCTGCGTAAGGTGCCCGGCGAAGTTGTCCACCTGCTTCTGAAACTCGGCGATCTTCTGGCCCGTGGCCGCCACCGCATCCTTCTGAATCTCCTGCGCGCTACGCCGCGCCACCTGCTGGTTTTGCATGGGTTCCTCCTATCGCACCTGAGCCTGCTTCTGGATTCGCACCTCAAGGCCGGGGACGTCGACGCCTTGCTCGATCGCCGCGACGCCCAGGCCGCGCAGGTATCTGGACATGATGGTGCTCGCGGCCGCCTGGAGCTGCCCGGCGATGCCGGGCGTCTTCAGCATCCAACTCAGCAACGTGCGGAGATTGATGACTTGAAAGTCAATCTCCCGCCTTGTGCCGACGGCGCCGAGGTGCGAGCGCAGCGGCTCGGCGGCAACTGTCGCCACGCGATCGGCGAGACGCCGCGCCTGCTCCTCGGCCTGCATTGCTTCGAGCTCAGCAGCGACACTGTTCGATCCTGCGGTGCGTTTCTCCTCGGCGACGCGGCGCGCCGCCTCGGCCTCCGCTTCGGCCTGACGGCGTTCTGCCTCTAGCCGCTGGCGCACGGCCTCGGCGCGTTCCTCCTCGGCGCGGTTCCACGACGTCAGCATCAGCCTCGCACTGTTGCGCGCCACCCCGAGCGGCTGCGTAAGCGCGCCAAACTGCCCATCGATCAGCTTGCAGGCGGCGAGATACGGGCGCTTCAGTTGCTCGCGCTGCGCCTCAAGCTCGGCGGCAAGTCCTTTGATTAATACGTCAAGGTCGACCACCTTCTC